GGAAATCTCTCAAGTTGCTCCTTATAATAAGCCATAGCTCCACTTTGCATAGGGTCTCCTACGGCTGATGGTAATCCAACATTTGCAAAGGAGTTATGAACGAATTGCCTAAAAAATTCTCCCATGGTCATAGTAGCAGTTAATGTGTGCTCTGGTGGAAATGAAGTAAAAAACCTAGGAGTCTTTCCCTTAACTCTGACTTCATCTTTCTGACTACCATTTATTAGACAAAATACATTTTGTTTTGATGCAATATCAATGTACCCTTTAAAATAATTATGTATGAGGGGATCTCTCCTAGAGAAAATTTTACCTTCCTTGGCTCCCATACCTATGGATTTCGACAAATCCAAACTTTCAAAAGCTTCTCCATAAGATAGCACACCACATGTTGTTATATGCGAAAAGAAAGTGTCAATAGCTTTTTCAGCTAAATCATAATTCAATTCGGGGTGTGGTACGTCATACTTTCTAAATCTTTCAATAAAATCATCCAACTTACCCAATTTAGCTATTTCATAACCATCACCCAATTGTGAGTGTAGCATTACTTCAACTAAATCTGACATCTCCCCAGTATACTGAGAATAAGCATTGAACTTTCTGTTCCCTAATGAGCCATAAAACTCTATATGGTCAAAAGAAAACTTCGGTTTCTTATTCATCACCTGAAGAGGAGGATAAGCTGGGACACTTAGAAAGCTGTAACTCCTTTATTTCTAAAAAAATCAATATGTTCAGATAGAATAGGTAATCCAAATAATCCTTTGGTAACAGAGCTAGAAACATCTTTCCCCGCATGAATTCCTATCAATTGGCCATTCGAATTAAGAATCATGCCACCGCAATCTCCTTTAACAGAATCACCATTCCATCTCAAAAAACCGGCATTATCCTTTGTTATCGAGGATAATTGTAAATACTTATGGGTATCACCTCCAAAGACTACACCGTCAACTGTTCCTGTATGAGCAACCATCTTGCAGGTTTGATAGGAGATGTTACTCTCCAATTCATATAGGCATAATTGATCAAATGAGGGTCCTTGTAAATTGGTTACTTTTATAATTGGGACAACTCTAGTACTAGTTCTTCCTAAAGATTGACTGATAAAATTTACTTTACCATAGTGTACGCAACCTAACACAAACTTAGGACTTATCAAAACCCCATGAGCAACCATATACTTATCTGAATTCAACACTGCTACAATGTTCTCAGACAACTTATTGGCTATCTTAGCATGAGACTCTTTATTACCTTTCTTGGCTAATCGAATTTGCGAAGATAATTTCTTCCTTTCGGCAACTCTCTTCTCTTTGGCTTTCTTATCAAATTCAATAATTCTCTTACCTTTAACTTCTTTTACA